CGTTCTCGAGTTTCTTGCCGATCCAGCGCAGGCCGCGGATCGTGACCAGCCGCTTGATCTCGGGCCAGTCGTCGTAGATCTTGGGGTACGAGAGCCCCGCTGCCCGGCCCAGCCTGACGGCTTCGATCAGGCTGGGGGGCAGCTTGGACGGCGCACCGAGGTGACCTCTCTCGGCGGCGTCGTTGTTGTTGTCGCTGTAGGTCCCGAGCTCGAGGTGCGATAGGCGGAAGCACGGCGGGTTGTCGCACTTGTGGCGGACTACCAGGCCCTTCGGGATCGGGCCGTTGGCCATCGTCCAGATCCAGCGGCTGGCCGTCATCTGGCGGCGCTTGTCGTCCGTGGTGTGGACCAGGACCCTGCCGTATCCGAAGCGATCGACCGACCCCTGCCAGATCCGGCACGGCGTCGGCTGGGGGTTCGGCGGCGGGTAGTCCTCCCACCGCCGAACGTAGAGCTTGCGCGGTCGCCCGCCCTGCGCGTCCCCCCAGCCCATCAGTCGTCGAAGAGGTCTTTGCCCGACACCGACGCCGGGGTGGCCTGCTTCCACGACGCCGAGTACAGCTTCGGCGGGTTGAAGCCGCGGTTCTTGCGGACCCCGTTGCCGGTGTAGGCGACGGCCAGCTGGTCGCCGGGGTTGAGCCCGGTGCCCCCGCCGTCTCGCACGGCCTTGCCGATCGCCGCTTTCATCGACATCCCCTCGCCCTCGGCGACGTCGAAGTTGCCGCCCTTGGCGTAGATCGTGCGCTGCCCGTCGTCCTCGTCGGTCGACTTCAGCGCCGTCTGCAGCGTGATCACCAGCTGCATCCGCGGCGATCCGTCGGTCCAGGCCAGCTTCTCGCCCGTCTCCAGGTCGGTCTGCTGGCGGACTTCGGCCGAGACCACCTCTCCCATGATGACGTCGTTCAGCTTCTCGAAGGGGAAGGACTTGCCCCCCGCCTGCATCAGGAAGTCGTTCGCTTCTTTGGAAATGCTCATGGCACGTTGCTCCTTGGTTCGTTGTTACGTGGTAGGGCGTCGGAATGAAGCCCCCGGTCCCACTCCACCCTGGGGTCACCCGCAGGGAAGGGCAGGTCAAATGCCCCCTCGATGGTGTCGAGCAGGTCGAGCACCGCCGAGAGTTGGGCGGGTGTGATGCCGCCCTGGCGAATGGTTGGCGCCCCGCTCGGCCACTGGCGCATCAGCAGGGTGCGGGCGTCGGCCGAGGTGCCGATCGTGTTGATCCGGTCCTGCGCCCAGGTCGACATCGCCTGCACCCAGGCCTCGGTGTCGATGCCCTGCAGGTCCGGGTCGTGCGGCACGAAGTTGCCGTGGACCAGCTGTTCCATCGGCGTGGTCAGCAGCGCCTCTTCGTCGCTGGGCGGGTAGCGGAACGGCTGCGTGAAGTCGTCGCGCTTGCGCCACGCCCGCACCCGGCGCACGATCTCGGCGCCCTCGCGCCCGACCTGCAGGTCGATCCAGTGGAACTCGCAGTTGATCTGCCCGGCGGGCATGTGCACGAGCAGTGCGACATCGGTGCGCATGTTGTCCGGCAGCGGCGAGCGCACGTTGGTGGCGACGTCGTAGAACACGGCGTCGCAGTAGAGCGCCAGCTGGATGGCGAAGCCGGGCAGCGAGTAGTCGAGGCGCTTGCCGGTCTTGAGGTCGCCGAGGATGAACTGGCCCGGAACGATCACGTCGAAGCCCGGCACCATCAGCGGGCGGTGGGCCCGGTAGATGCGGTCGGCTGTTCCGGCGGCGCGCATCTCGTCGTTGACCAGGTGGCACTCGATGTACTCCGAGGTCAGCCCGGCGTGGTCCAGGCAGGTGAGGTACTCGGCGATGTCGGAGGCGTATGGCTCGGGGGCGCAGAACCCGTCGGCGCGCTCGACCCGCTCGGTCATCTTGTGCAGCGCCGTGCCGATGTCGGCTGCCTCGTCGCCCCGGCCGCGCTGGATCGCACGCTCGCGTCGCTCCTTGGCGCCCTGCTTGTTGCCGAGGTTGCTGGCGACGATGGCGCAGATCGACGGGTCCGAGGCCACCCCTTCCATCGCCCGGTCGATCTTCCAGGTGACGAGGTTCGACTCGTCGTCGAGGTCGCTGCCCCAGCCCGATGGCCGCGAGTAGCGGTCCCATTTCGTCGGGTCGTCGGGGCGCACCACCATCGGCGCCCCGTTGGCCCGGCGGAAGTCGAGCGGGGTCGGGTCGTCGCTGAGCTCTTCGAGGCTGACGCCGTCACTCACCGTTGGACCGCGCCTTGCGGGATCGGGGGGTGGCGGCGGCGACGATGCGGGCGAGCGGCTTGCGGTCTTCGAGCGCTTGGGCGATGTGATCGCCGAGGATCTTGCGCTCTTCACGCATCGAGGTGATCTGGCGGTCGATGATGCTGAGGCCCTCGCGGGCCTGCTCGATGATCGCTTCGGGGCTGAACGTGTCGGTCATGTCGGTGATCCTTGCTGATGGGTGTGATGGAGTTTGCGGAGGCAGCGCAAGCACTGCCAGGCGTCGAACAGGCCGATGTGCTCTGGGATCGGGCGCTCGCAGGTGCAGACCAGCGGTTGGTCGCGGTCTTCGTAGCGCCGATGGTCGCCGCTCAAAACAGTGCTCCTTGCAGTAGTTGTCCTGCGGCCAGCTGGTCGACGCAGTCGCCGTGGGCCCAGCGATGGCTGCGCACCGGGCACGACACGCCGTGGCCACCGCCACCTGCACGCTGGCGGACCCAGCCCGCTGTCCACTGGTGCACGCCCTTGGCCTGCACGTCGAGCTCTCCGTCACACAGTTCGCACGTCGCTCTGCGCTTCAGCGGGATTCGTAGGCGTTCGTCCTCAGGCATTGGTCACCGCCTTGGTGATCGAGGTGCGCCGTCCGTACTCGGCGATCAAGAGGGCCTCGGCGCGGTTGTGGTGCTTGATCCGCATCAGCTGGTCGGCCAGCGTCGGGAAGAGCTCCTGGGCCCGCCAGCGCGAGCGGTTCTTGCGCTCGGCGTCGGTGAGGCCGGGCTTGCGCAGGCTGAACTCGTTCTGCCACTTCAGCGACGGCACCCATATCAGAGGTATCCGAAGGATGTGCACGGCGGTGCGCAGGGAGCCGTTGGTGTCGCCGAGGCTGTAGGTCGCCTTCGAGCCGTTCATCGGCATGGCGTGGGTCCGCTCGATGTAGACCTCGGCCGGGTCCCATTTGGAGATCAGCCGGTAGACCGTGACCCCGGCGATCCCGTCGGTGTCGCGGGGCATGTCGTAGACCCGCACATCGTCGCCGTCGAGCAATGCCAGTGCCCCGGTCACGCCGGGGTCGATGCCGACGATCTTCATTCGCCGTTGACTCCCTGCTCCAAGAGCTCCTGGCACATCTGGTTGAGCGAGATGTCGCGGCGGGTGGCGGCGACGACGAGGCGGTTGCGCAGCGGCAGCGGGAGCCGTAGCTGCACGCTCACCTTGGCGTCGGCCGGGGTGATTGACTTCATGAGTCTAAGCATACACTCACTCGCAGGGATGGTCAAGACCCTCCTCGTCGTGCACAATGGCGGCGTGTCCAAGATGTACGAGCCGGTCCGCCAGAACCCGGAGAAGATGCGCTACATCGAGTGGCTGACCACGCCGCCGACGGCACGCAACCCGCCCACCGAGGCCGAGTTCGCCCGGATGATCGACGTCCACGTCAAGACGCTCTACAACTGGAAGCACGACCGGGAGTTCCGCGAGGTCTGGCAGGGTGAGACCGACCAGGTCATCGGCGACCTCGACAAGCGCCAGGCGGTGCTCGACGCTCTCTACGAGGCAGCCGCTGACGTGCGCAATCCGCGCCACGTATCCGCGGCCAAGCTGTACCTCGAAGCGATCCGCGAGATGAGTCCCGAGCGCCAGGTCACCGGCCGGGCCCTCGGCATGCTCACCGACTCCGAGCTCGATCTGATGACCAAGCGGGCCCTCGCCGAGGCACCGTGACCAATACCGAGGGCGGCTTCCAGGCCCGCAACACCCCGGCCGAGCGCCGGGCGTTCTTCGACCTGCAGCGCCAGATCGCCGAGATCATCGCCCGCATCGACGCCACCGAGGCCACCCTCGCCGACCACGAGACCCGCATCGACGTGCTCGAACCGTGAGCGACTACACCCTCGAGGAGCTTCTGCAGGAGCGGGAGTGGCGCAAGGTCGCTCCGGCGTGGAAGACCTCCAGCGACGACGACAAGGTCGAGGCGTTCCGCTACTTCTGCGCCAACTACTGGTGGATCCGCCACCCCGAGCGGGGCCGGATCAACTTCGAGCTCTTCGACGCCCAGGTCGAGGCGGTCTACCTGTGGATCTCCGAGCGCTACACCGTTGCGCTCAAGGCCCGCCAGATCGGGTTCTCGACGCTGATCTCCACCTACTGCTTCTGGCTGACGTTCTTCTATCCCGACCGCGCGATCGTGATGCTCTCGAAGACGGAGCGCGATGCGGTCAAGCTCCTCGACAAAGCGAAGTATGGCGGTCGCTTCCTCCCCGCCTGGATGAAGTACCGGGGCCCAGTCGTTCAGGTCAACCAGACACGCATGGCCATGTCGAACGAGAGTTACCTCGAGTCCCTCCCCAGCGCCTCTGACCCAGCGCGCGGTGAGACGGTCTACACCGTTGTCGTAGACGAGCTCGGTCTCCTGCCAAACTCCGACGAGGCGTGGGCGGCGATCGAGCCCATCGCCGACGTCGGTGGCCGGGTGATCATGCTCGGCACCGCTCACGGCGAGGGCAACCTGTTCCACAAGCTGTGGGTCGGGAGCCAGAACAACACCAACCGCTTCAAGGGGATCTTCTTCCCGTGGTGGTCTGGCGACCGCGATGAGGAGTGGTACGAGTCCAAGCGTCGCGACTTGCCGGACTGGCAGCTGGCCCAAGAATATCCCAACGATCCCGACGAGGCCTTCCTGCGCTCCGGTCACCCGGTGTTCAACGTCGAGACGCTGCGGGCGATGACCTCGGCCCAGCCCGAGCGGGGCAGGTTGGTCAGCGGGCCGGAGGGTCGAGAGTTCGACATCCAGCCCAACGGCCCGCTGCGGGTCTGGCGATACCCCGAGGAGGGAGCACGCTATGCCATCGGAGTGGACGTGGCTGAAGGGCTTGAGCACGGCGATTATTCGGTCGCCTATGTCGTTGATGCCAAGTCCCGAGACGTCGTCGCCTGCTTCCACGACCGGGTCGACGCCGACCTGCTTGGCACCGACGTGGTGTTCAACCTCGGCCGTTGGTACAACAACGCTCTCGTTGGGGTGGAATCCAACAACCACGGACTGACCACCAACAAGGCGCTGGCGCGGATGATGTACTCGCCGCTGTACCACTCGCGCAGCCAGTCCAAGGTCAGGGCCCAGTCGAGCGACGTGCTCGGCTGGCGGACCACGACGATCACCAAGCCGCTCGCCATCGACGAGCTCAACCAGGCGCTGCGCGAGGGCCAGCTGCACGTCCACGACGCCGACTGCATCGCCGAGCTCCGCACCTTCATCCGCGAAGGCGATGGCAAGATGCACGGCTCCCCGTTCGACGACCGGGTGATGGCCCTGGCGATCGCTGCCCAGATGCTGAAGTATGTGTGGCTACGTGAGTTCCAGCCGATTAATGAGCCCCCGCCCGGTACTTGGGGCTATATGGAGCGCATGATGTTCGGCAAGCTCGACCGGGTCTCCGCCGTCCCGGTCGAGCGAGAGCCGATCGGTCGCCACTACGTCAGGAGTCAGAGATGACCACACTCGCCCGGTACCACAAGCAGCGTCGGGTGAATCGAGGCTCGTGGAAGGCCCGCTTCACCAACCAGCGGATCAACTACCGCGGCTCGACCAAGCCGAGCACCCCCGTCCTCACCTCGATCTCGCCGACGACCGGCGTGCACGGTGCGGCCAACCAGACCGTCACCTGCACCGGCACCGGCTACATCACCGGGTTCACCAAGGTGACGATCAACGGCGTCGACCAGGCGACCACGTTCGTGTCGGCCACCTCGGTCACCTTCGTGATGCCGCTGTCGGGGATGGTGGCGGGCACCGTGTCGGTCAACGTGCGCAATGGCACCCTGTTCTCGACGACCGCCAAGACCTACACCGTTACATGAGGATCCGCTGCCGGTGCGGCAAGCCGTCCGAAGAAGATCGCACCGAGTGCTTCAACTGCCGGGTGCGCTCGGTCGGCTACGCCTTCGTCGGTGGTGGTGGCTACACCCGCTCTCGGTTCCACAACTCGACGATCGCCGAGAAGCGGGCCGAGGTGCTGGGGGACCGGGTGCTCGGCGTCGACGTCGAGCCGTCTTCTACCTACGGATGGTGAGCGATGCCGCCGATGAAGCTGACTGACAAGCTGCAGTTCGCCCGCGACGAGGTCGAGCGCTCCAAGCGCTGGCGCTCGGACAACTACGACGATCTCTGGCACCGGATGATCGAGCTCTACCGGGGCAAGCAGTACGCCGCCGCCGACAAGAACGATCGTCTCGTCGTGAACCTCGTGTTCGCCACCAAGAACGTGATCGCCCCGGCCGTCGCCATCAACAACCCGCGCTTCGTGGTCAACGCTCGCAAGCCCGAGAACGCTCCGATGGCGGTGATCGTCGAGGAGGTCCTCAACTACCTCTGGCGCTGTCACCACTTCCAGGACGAGATCCGCCTCGCCGTCGACGACTGGATCCTCGCCGGGCACGGCTGGATCAAGTGCGGCTACCGCTTCACCAAGCCGCCCGAGGTCAAGGCGACCGGCGAGATGGGCACCGAGAACAAGATCGAGCAGGGCGACCAGGAGGGCATCGATGACCGGGTGCCGATGCCCGGCAACGTCGAGAGCGAGTCGACCGATGTCATCGCCGACCGCCCCTACCTCGAGCGCATATCGGTCTACGACATGTTCGTCGACCCCGACGCCCGCCTGCCGCGCGAGATGCGCTGGATCGCTCAGCGCATCTGGCGCCCGATCCAGGACGCCAAGGTCGACAGTCGCTACGACCCCAAGGCGCGCCGGGCGATCGCCAGCCAGCAGCGCTTCATCAGCATGGGCCAGGGTGACGAGGACGGGCGGGCCAACGAGGACACCCCCGACGAGGGGGCGATCAGCTACTGCGAGATCATCGAGTTCTACGACTTGAAGCGCAACGAGGTCTCGACGTTCTGTCTGGACGGCGATGTCACCAACGAGGGCACCCCGCAGGACGCCTACCTGATCAAGCCAGCGCCGATCCCGTTCAGCTGCGGGCATCCGTTCCTGATGCTGCGCAACTACGAGGTGACCGACAACTTCTATCCGATGGGCGAGATCGAGTCGATCGAGAGCCTCCAGCTGGAGCTCAACGAGACCCGCAACCAGATGCTGAACCACCGCAAGCGCTTTGCTCGCAAGTGGATCTACGCCCGCGACGGCTTCGACGAGGACGGGGTGCGCGCCCTCGAGTCCGACGTCGACAACTCGATGGTCCCGGCCCTCGGCGACCAGGACCCGAGCCGTCTGATCGCCCCGCTGCCCTCGATCGGCACGCCACCCGACTTCTACAACCAGTCCCAGCTGATCGAAGACGACATCAACACGATCAGCGGCGTGTCCGACTACGCCCGCGGCCAGCCCGAGTCGGCGATCCGGCGCACCGCCACCGAGGCGGCGATGATCCAAGACGCCGCCAACTCGCGCAGCCGCGACAAGCTCGCCAAGATCGAAGCGTTCCTCGCCGACTGCGGCGAGAAGATCGTCGGGCTGATGCAGCAGTTCGTCACCGGCGAACAGGTCGCCCGCATCACCTCGGTCGCCGGGCGGGCCTGGGTCAACTACGACGCCGACTACCTCCAAGGCTCCTACGACTTCGAAGTGGAAGGCGGCTCCACCGAGCCACGCAACGAAGCGTTCCGCCGCCAATCCGCCCTGCAGCTCGTCGACGCCATGGCGCCGTTCGTGCAGGCCGGCGTCGTCAACCCCAACGGCCTGGCCCGCTACGTCCTGCAGTACGGCTTCGGGATCAAGGACACCTCCACCCTGCTCAACGGTCCGGCCGAACAGCAGATGCAGCAGCAGCAGATGGACCCCAACGCTCAGCAGCAGCTGCCGCCCGGCGGCCCGCCCGGCATGCCGATGGACCCGTCCCAGATGCCGATGGACCCGTCCCAGATGCAGCCGAACGCGATGCCGATACCGGCCGATCTGGCTGGCGCCGGCCCGCCGATCGAGCAGATGCCGATGGGCACCGCCCCCCAGATACCACCGGAGCTGCTTGCACAACTCGGTGGTTGATGTGTTCAATAGCGTCCGACACAGAGCAACCAGGAAGTAGGACTCGCACGTGTCGGACACGAACCCCTTCATGGGGGATTCCGAACCGGCCGATCTCGCCCCAAGCGAGGCAATCGGAGGGGATGGAGAAACCGCCGATCAGGCACCACTCGAGGAGCCTCAACGCACCTACCTCGACCTCGACGACGACGTAGCCAACCGCTACGTCCGCGTCAAGGTCGACGGCCAGGACGAAGAGGTTCCACTCAGGGAAGCACTTTCGGGCTACAGCCGGACCGCCGACTACACCCGCAAGACCCAGGAGCTGGCGCAGCAGCGTCAGCAGGCCGAGTACGCACTCACCGTCGAGCGAGCATTGCGTGCCCAGCCCGCCGAAACCCTTCGGCTCTTGGCCCAGCAGTACGGAGTGGAGTTCGGTCAGCAGGCTCCGACGCAACAGGCGCCGGACAGCTACGAGGATCCCGACGACAACCCCTATCTCGACCCAACCGAGCGCAGGCTCGCCCAGGTCGAACGGCAGAACCAGCTTCTGCAGCAGCAGTGGGAACAGCGTCAGGCCAACGAGCACCTGCAGGCCACGGTCGGCAGCATCCAGCAGCGGTACCAGCTGAGTCAGAACGATGTTCGCGAAGTCGTGTCGACCGCACTCCAACAGGGCCTCGGCCCGGAGTCCTTCGAGACGATCTGGAAGAGCATCGCGTTCGACCGGGCGATGACCCTCCAGCAGCAGAACGCTCAGCGTCAGGCAGCAGCCAACGCACAGCGCCAAGCGGCCGGGGCGAACGCTCAACAGCTGATCGGCAACGGAGGATCCGCCACACGCGCGGGCACCTCACCGGCGCCGGCCAACACTGGGCCTCTCACCATCGCCGAGGCCTTTGCACAAGCTGAGCGACAGCTCGGAGGCGCATAGGCCGCACTTCCCGAAGGGATCTCCGTGGCCGCAGCCAACCCACAGCATCTCCCCGTCAACTGGGACGACATGTTGACGACGACGATGCACAACTACCACAAGCAGCTGACCGACAACATCTTCAACGGTCGGCCGCTCCTCAACTACATGATGTCGAAGGGACGCGTCCGCAAGATCAACGGCGGCGTCTCCATCGTCGAACCGCTGATCTACGCCGAAGGCGAGGCCGGCAGCTACTCCGAATGGCAGCAGCTGACGATCACCCCGCAGGAAGGCATCTCAGCGGCGCAGTACCCGTGGCGTCAGCTGTACGCCACGATCGCCATCTCCGGCCTCGAAGAAGCCATCAACAACGGCAAGGAACAGGTCCTCTCCCTGCTCGAGGCCAAGGTGATGCAGGCCGAAGAGACGTTGAAGAACCGTCTCTCCAAGCAGCTGTACGGCACCCAGCCGGCACCGGACCCGACGAAGGACTTCCTGTCCCTCGACGCCGTCATCGACTCGACCGGCGCCATCGGTGGCATCGACCCCGCCGTCGGCGGCAACGCCTTCTGGAAGTCGATCGAGACCGCCGTCGGCTCCGTCGATGCCACCGGCCTGGAGAAGGCGATGTCGGCGGCGTACCACTCGTCGTCGGACTCGGGTTCCGATCGCGTCGACGCCATCTTCACCGGGCAGGGAACCTACGAGTTCTACGAGTCGACGCTCACCCCGCAGGTGCGCTACACCGACACCAAGTCGGCGAACCTCGGCTTCATGAACCTGCTGTTCAAGCAGACCCCCGTCTACTGGGACTTCGACTGCCCGGCCGGCGTGATGTACGGGATCAACTCGAAGTACATCGGGCTCGTGTTCCACTCGAGCCGCTTCTTCGCCCAGACCCCGTTCAGCAAGGGGCTGTCGGAGAACATGGCGTCCGCCCACGCCACGTC